TGGGTCAAGACAAGCCGACTACTAGAATCAATCGACCATATAGACTCGTGGATCGACAAGGCAGGTTACACGGCCCTCGGAGCAGAACTGACGGGCCCAAGAGACGAGGAAATAAAAATTGACAGGTTTACAAATGGCTATGTTCGCTCCGAAGAGTGAGTGGGTGCCTCCGCTAGAATTACCAGACCTAACTCAAGCTAAAAAAATAGCAATCGACGTCGAAACAAAAGACCCCAACCTTAAGAGTAACGGGCCCGGTTGGCCCACGGGTGATGGCGAAGTTGTAGGCTATGCAATAGCTACGGATGATTGGACAGGTTATATACCTGTCCGACATTTTGGTGGAGGCAACCTAGACGAAAAAGTGGTTAACAGGTGGCTTAAAAAAGTATTTGAGTGTTCAGCCGATAAAATTATGCACAATGCCCAGTATGATCTGGGTTGGATTAAACAAATGGGCTTTACGGTCAACGGCCGCATTATAGATACGATGGTTGTTGCGTCGTTGCTTGACGAAAACAGGTTTAGTTACAGCCTCAACGCTTTGGCATACGACCACCTCAACAAAACTAAATCAGAAAAAGCCCTTGTCGCAGCGGCGCGAGAGTTTGGTATCGACCCAAAAGCCGAAATGTGGAAGATGCCTGCTATGTATGTGGGTCCATATGCAGAAGCTGACGCAAGCCTGACACTAGAACTTTGGAATTATTTTTCTGTGCAACTGGGCAAAGAGGATCTTTGGGATATAGCAAATCTCGAACTGGACCTATTGCCTTGTCTGGTGGATATGACCATGCGCGGCGTTCGTGTAGACCAAAATCGTGTAGAGCGCACCCGAAACACCCTTCTCAAGCAAGAAAAAGAGGTGATGAAAGAGATAAAACGTTTGGCAGGCAGTGACGTAGAAATATGGGCGGCTCAATCTTTATCGAAAGCGTTTGATAAATTAGACATAACCTACCCAAAAACAGAAAAGGGAGCACCTTCCTTTACCAAATTGTTTTTGTCCGAGCACGAACACCCGCTTGCTAAACTTGTGGTGCAAGCTCGCAACCTTAACAAAACGTCTGGAACGTTTATTAATACAATCATGAAACATTGCAGAGCCGACGGACGCATACATTCGCATATAAACCAGATTAGATCAGACGATGGCGGGACTGTTTCTGGACGCATATCAATGTCCAACCCTAATTTGCAACAAATCCCTGCCCGCGACCCTGTTATCGGGCCTATGATACGAAGTTTGTTTTTGCCAGAAGAGGGCGACCAGTGGGCTGCTATTGACTTTTCGCAGCAAGAGCCCCGCATTTTGGTGCATTATGCTCATGTTTATGGTAAAATGCGCAACCTTGAGCTCGAAGGAGCGCACGAGTTTGTAACCAAATACAATGACGACCCCGACACTGACTTCCATACAATGGTTGCAGAAATGGCTAACATACCACGCAAACAGGCCAAAACAATAAACCTTGGCATGATGTATGGCATGGGCGTAAATAAACTGTCTGAACAGTTAGATATTCCCGTCGAAGAAGCGAAGTCGCTCATCAAACAGTATCATACGAGAGTTCCTTTCGTAAAAGGATTGATGACAGGCGTTATGAACCGTCTCAACGAAAAAGACGCGAGCGGATCACTACGGTCATTGCTTGGACGCAAATGCCGTTTTGACCTCTGGGAGCCCGACACGTTTGAAATGCATAAGGCCATGACTTACAAAGAAGCAATCGCGGAACACGGGCCAACGACCAGACTTAAACGGGCATATACTTACAAGGCACTGAATAGATTAATTCAAGCGTCCGCTGCGGATATGACTAAAAAAGCAATGGTTGATCTGTACAAGAGCGGTAAGCTGCCAATGATCCAAGTGCATGATGAAATAGCCATGTCCGTAAAAAACATTGACGAAGCTAAAAAAGTAGCTAAAATGATGGAGACGGCTGTTCCTTTAGAGGTTCCATCCAAATGCGACATTGACCTCGGTCCGTCGTGGGGGGAAGCAAAGGAAGTGTAAGCCGTCCTCCATACTGCTCGATAAGTCCACGCCTGTGGCTTTGACAAAACTAACCCCGCCAATATTTTTCGCAAAACAACGGCGGGGTTTTTTTGTTGCAAACTTGCATATTATCTTATATTATCTTAGAAATACCGATAAAATCGGAGACTGATTTATGGATACAACGCGTTGGAAAAGCATTCTTGTACCACGGGACATGTATGAGGAAGTAAAATTTATGGCTAAAGACGAAGGACGGACAATATCCGGACAACTTCGCATGATTTTTGAGGACCACAAAGACAGAAGGCAGAAAAATGCAGTATCAAACCGAGGCGGGAGAGATACACAAACGGCTCGTGCGGAATACTTGCCCAAAGTGTCAGGCTCCACTGGAAGTAATTGAAAAAACAGACAAAATACTCATTCGTAAATGCCGTCCTTGCTTGCTAACCATACATGATGATGTAAATAAAGCAGAAGGAATACACAATATATGCGATTAAGTATTGCATATCGCATACATCTGGTGTACTATTTACAAAGTGTCCACCTCCATTGGGCACCTTCGTAGTTGAGAGCCCCAGTTCGGTTGCCCCCGACTGGGGCATTTACATTTAGGAGGCAAACATGAACGTATCACAAAAAATTTTTGTAAATGGTCTAGTTGCAAAAAAACCACGCGACACGGCTCCGGATTGGGTTAAATGTAATCTTAGTGTAAAGCGAAACGATCTTGCTGCGTGGCTCGCGGAACAAGACGGCGATTGGATTAATATTCAAGTGTGCGAAAGCCGTAATGGTAAATGGTATGCAGAGGTGGATAACTGGAAACCAAAAGAGCCTACAGACTAATTGAAAAAAAAGTGTTACCATCAACGTGAAACAAAAGGTTACAACGTTGACTGAAGACAAAATAAAAGACGATTTTTTTGATGCTTGCGATATGACAGCCGATTTACTGGTTGAGTTTGATCGACTTGGCTTCGAACGTGGGTCCGCGCTTGGCGGAGCATTAACACAGATACTATCCTATCTAATGGCAGTATCCCCAGACAAAGCATCCGCCATGACAATGCTTTCCTCTTGTTTGTCAAATGCCGCTATAAATCAAAACGAAATTCAGCAAACACATGAAAGTACCGAAACTTTACACTAAGGTTGACTTTATCGCATACATTGTTGTATACTTCCATTATTCAAATATGGAGGTATGAATGCAAATTCAATTAGAATTAAATTTGGACCACGAGCCTAGCCTAAATCATTGGGCATCTAGGCTTGCTGATGATGATATAGCTACAGGCTATCACACAAATTGGGATGCGGCATATGAACAGGCATGGATGAGTTTCGATGCTGAATACAACTACGAAATAGTTAGACCATAGGAGGATCGGTGATGGAACTAGACGAAGGTTATTACGATTGTATTCCAGAACGTACAGTCAATGAACGACATGGTCCCTGCACTGCCTATACGGCATATATAAATGGGCAACCGTCATTCACTTTATATTTATATGACAAAAGCCCAAACATGTTGTCTATTCATGAAATGGTAGAAATAGAGGAGAATGCCTAATGGCAATGCAATTATTAAATGTGGAACAGGTAGCAGAAAAAACGGGCTTGTCCGTGCAAACTATATATCGACGGGTACGGCTCAAGACCTTTCCCCCACCCGTAAATTCAATGTATGTTCCAGAAAAACTAAAAAACAAAAAACACTGGGCTAAAACCGAAATATCCAAATGGGTAAAATCAAATGCCGTCGCGCCGAAAGTCGTGAAGCTAGAGCCCAAAGAACAGGGCAAAGCCGAGGCAGAAGACGCCATGGTCCTTAACGTAATGCTTGACGGTATGGAAAAAGATGTGGAAACGTTGTGGTCGAAATATAAAACTTACATTGTTTTAGCCATAGCGGCAATTGCTATAATTATTGTTGCCGGAATTTTGCGATGATTGAATATTTCACCGCCCTTGTCATTTCGTATACCCTTCAAGACCACGCTGTTTATACAACGGCGTGGTTTGAATCCGAAAAACATTGCCAAACGGTCATGCAACGCGACCTAGCACAACCCTTGTATAATCATATTCTAGAGTTGTATGGTAAAGATATAATGATGCACTGCACTGTTTCAAACAAAGTGTCAAAACCGGCACTTAAACCTAAACCACGGCCAGTAAAATGATCTGCCCCGATTGTGATGGTGACGGATACATCGAATACGACGTTGTTAAACCACACAATTTTAATCGCGATATTGGATATGTCGAAACCGTTACCGAAACGTGCCCCACGTGCCTCGGTGACGGCGAAGTAGAAGACGATGAAACGGCCGATGACGAATGAAATAACAGTCACATTTACACCAACCGCGGGCCTCGGGCCCGTTGTAACTTATGAAAATATTAAAGAATGGGATTATTCTGCAACTGACGGGCTCATGCTTGAATTGAATAATGGAAACGTCATAATGTTAAATGCTATGTATGTCGTGGGCCTTGTCTATAACGATAAAGGAAAAAATAATGGTAAAAATTAAACACATAAAAAAAGATCACGGTGGACCGCCCGACTATTATTACGTCATGCCAAATGGAGATCGTATCGACATCATGGTGCTTCGATCCAAAAACTCCGGCAATAGATATACTTGCATGTTGCCCGCGCCCCACGGCTCACAGACGTTTAACAAGATGAAAGATATGCGGGCATACTTCGACGAGCATTTTGAATTGGGTTGACAATGTCGCATATTAATGCAATCATACGACATGGCAGTTAGTGAAGCTCGTTAAGGACTGTTTGTATTACAGCAAAAGTAATATGATTAGTGATTCAACCTCAAGTAGCTAACTGTCAGCTTAAAATTTCTAAAAGTTTAATGGTTGATAGCTCGCGGGTCACGGAACACGGCCCGCGGGTCTTTTTTATGGTCACACTATTATATAGAATTTGAAATATAAAAAAAATATTTTAACAAAAATATGCCGTAACCAGTGTAACCGTGTAACTTTAGG